CTTTGGTTGACTTATGTTGCCACTTGTGTTACCCCTTGGATCCTTTGGCTTAACACAAGTAGCTTGGCTTGTCAACGTGAATAGTACCAATGTTATCCCTTGACACCTCGGGTTGCCTATGGTATCCTTGGGAGACCCGAGAAGCCTAGGCTATTTAAGGCCGGGGGGCCGGGGTTGCGTCATGATTACTAAAGTTGTACCTTCCTAGGCACAAAATAGGGTAAAATAAGGAAAACTAGATGTAATGCTACCTAATGTAACCCCTTGGTATACCTAAAGTTTACCAAAAGTAACACTAAAGACACCTAAGGGGCTAAAAGGCCACCAAAGGGACACCTAAGAATCCTAAGAATCCTTAGTAGTGTGATTATTACCAAAGAAATACCTTGACATTTACTCTAAAATATGTTATAATATATAGTATATTCTAAGAGACACTTTAGAGGGGCTTCGCGCCACCTAAGTTACCCCTTAGTTGCACCTTAGTTGAATACTTTAATAAATAACTTAAAGAATACAACAAAGGCCACCTTAGGAGGTAACTAAATAGGTTCATTTAGATCCCCTCTAGAGAGTAACCCCTTTAGGAACTAGGGAATCCAAGGGGTCTTAGGGATATAGGGGACTCAAATGACAACATAAGACAACATAAGCCTACAGAGGATAACTTATGTCCACAGAAGAACCTAGTATTCCTAAGAAGCGAGGGAGACCCCCTAAAGCCACCACGGAGCTTAAGAAGGCAGGTAACAGAGGTAAAGTCGGTAGGCCTAAGGGCGATGCTGGTATCATCAATGAATACAAAGCTAGGATGCTCAGTAGCCCTAAGAGTAAGAAGGTACTAGAGGCTATCTTTGATGCAGCCTTAAACGATGACCATAAGAACCAAGGGGCTGCATGGAAGCTAATAATGGATCGTATAGCCCCCACAGCGGCCTTTGAGAAGGATGTAATTAAGGATGCTGGTAGGAGTGCAATACAGATTAACATCACGGGAGTAGGGGCTACAGAGGTATCCTCAGAAGCCTTAGAGGGCCAGTGGACAACCGAGGAATCTTAATTAGTGAAGTACTTTAAGCTAGAGGAGTTCAACTGTCAAGAGACAGGGGAAAACGAGATGTCCCCAGTCTTCTTAGAAGTCCTAGATGACCTAAGGGACTTATGTGGTTTTTCCTTTGTTATCACAAGTGGCTACAGAAGCCCTGAGCACTCCATAGAGGCTGCTAAGGCTTCTCCGGGTACACATGCTCAAGGTATAGCGAGTGACATCAAGGTATCCTCAGGATCACAGAAGCACACCTTGGTTAGACACGCGATGGCCCTAGGGTTCAGTGGTATAGGCGTAGCTGATACCTTTGTACACGTAGACCTCCGAGAAACCACGCCTGTTATGTGGACATACTGATATGTTATATACGAAGAATGTAAACTTAACAAACACTTCCACGCAAACGCTTGTAACTATTCCCAATGGTTTTGTTGCTCACTGGACTATGGCGTTTGTTTCTAACCTTCACAACTCTACTAACGATATTACGCTCTTTGTAGACAAAACTCCAGACCCTGACGTTTATATTTTTAACGGAACTAATGTACAGTCCAAGGAGTATCTTCTTATTGACGGTAATGCTGTGTTTGTGCTACAGCCCGGAGATGTTATTAAGGCAGCGGCAGGCGGTTCAGGGAACATGGAAGTTGTAGTCACCTTCGACCTTTTAGAAGCCCCCGCAACTTTTGTAAACTTTAACGGCGTATGACTGACTTAAACGTAGAACTGCTCCCTTGGCAAACCAAGGTATTTGAGGACCCTACGAGATTCAAGGTAGTCGCTGCTGGCAGACGTACAGGGAAGTCTAGGCTTGCTGCATGGATGCTCATCATTAATGCCCTACAGTCAGACAGGGGACATGTATTCTACGTAGCGCCAACGCAGGGTCAAGCTAGGGACATCATGTGGCAAACGCTCCTAGAGTTAGGTCACGATGTCATCACAGGTTCCCACATTAACAACTTACAACTTAAGTTAGTCAATGGAGCCACGATTACCCTTAAGGGTGCAGATAGACCAGAGACTATGCGTGGTGTCTCCTTGAAGTTTCTAGTGATGGACGAGTACGCAGATATGAAGCCTGACGTATGGGAGCAGGTCTTACGTCCAGCGTTGGCTGACCAGAAGGGACACGCGATGTTCATAGGAACTCCTATGGGCCGTAACCACTTCTATGAACTCTATAAGTATGCGGAGATGGGTGACGATGAGACATACTCAGGTTGGCACTTCACAAGCTACGATAACCCACTACTCGACCCTGATGAAATTAACATCGCAAAGAAATCAATGTCTTCTTACGCCTTTCGTCAGGAGTTCATGGCGTCCTTTGAGGCGGTTGGCTCAGAGATGTTTAAGGAGGACTGGGTACACTACGGTGAAGCCCCAGAAGCAGGAGACTACTACATAGCCATTGACCTCGCAGGCTTTGAGGAAGTAGGTAAGAAGAGGACAAAGAGTTCTAAGTTAGATGAGACAGCCATATCTGTAGTCAAGGTGGGTGACAATGGTGACTGGCACATAGAGAACATCATCTATGGACGTTGGACCCTAGATGAAACAGCAATGAAGATATTCCAAGCAGTTAGGGATTACCAACCTATCTCAGTAGGTATTGAGCGTGGTATTGCAAAGCAAGCAGTAATGTCACCGTTAATGGATCTCCAGAGGAAGCACGGGAAGTACTTTAGGGTAGAAGAGTTAACCCACGGTAATAAGAAGAAGACAGACCGTATTATGTGGGCGTTGCAAGGGCGCTTTGAGAACGGTGTAATAAGCTTGAACAAGGGGGAGTGGAACGCTAGATTCCTAGATCAACTCTTCCAGTTCCCAGATCCACTGACGCATGATGACTTGGTGGACTCTTTGGCTTACATAGATCAATTAGCGACTGTCCCGTATGGGATACATGAGTTCGTAGAAGACGAGCTTGAAATCTTAGATATTGTAGCGGGATACTAAGCATGGCAGATAAAAAACCAGAGTTTCTTGACAGAATCCAGAATCCAGATAAATACCCTTACATTACCAATGAAGATGGAAGTATTTCTACACACAGAATGGCTGCTGAAGTTGACGAAGACGGTAATTGGTATGTGTTCCCGTCTATACAGTTTGACGGTGAAAAGCTTAAGCAGTTTGAAAACAATGAAGAAGCTATGAAGAACGCAATGGCTACAGGAAACTTCTTAAAACTTCCAAAGGAAGAAGCCTTAGAGTACGCTAAAGGCGGTTATAAAGAAGGCACACCTTTAGAAACTTTTGATCCTATTGGGCAGAAAGCAAAAACAGCTCAAACCTTTAAAGAGGCGGTAGAATAATTATGAAGGACACCTTATACAGCCCTGATCCACTCTTAGTCCAAGAATCCTTGGAAGACTGGGTAATGACGAAGTGCGAAGACTGGCGTGATAACTACCAGAGTAACTATGAAGAGAAGTTTGACGAGTACTATAGACTGTGGCGTGGCATCTGGGACCCTGCGGATACTGAGAGGAAGTCAGAGCGTTCTAGAATCATTAGCCCTGCGTTACAGCAAGCCGTAGAGTCCAATGTAGCCGAGATGGAAGAGGCCACCTTTGGCCGTGGTAAGTTCTTTGACATATCAGATAACTACGGAGACAAGGATTCTCAGGACATACTCTACCTACGTAACAAGCTCACCGAAGACTTTGAGAACACAAAGGTACGTAAGGCTGTCGCTGAGTGCTTGATTAATGCAGCAGTCTTTGGCACAGGGGTAGGCGAGATAGTCCTAGAAGAAATCAAAGAGATGGCCCCAGCTACTCAGCCTATGATGGACGGGCAGCTTCAGGCAGTGGGTGTCAACATTACAGAGCGTGTGGTAGTCAAGCTTAAGCCTGTGATGCCTCAGAACTTTCTGATAGACCCTGTAGCTACCTCCATTGAGGACGCTATGGGCGTTGCTGTGGACGAGTTCGTAAGTGCTCACCTAGTAGAGCAGCTACAGGATCAAGGGGTCTACAGGGACACCTACGTAGGCACAGCAGCCCCTGATACTAACCTAGAGCCAGATCAAGACATCTCTGTATACAGTGATGATAAGGTGCGCCTCACGAAGTACTACGGCTTAGTACCTAAGCACCTCTTAGATGAGGCTATGGATGATGAGGATGAGGAAGTAGAAAACCTAAGCTCCTCTGATGACGACAGTAGTTACGTAGAGGCTGTGGTAGTCATAGCTAACGGTGGCACTCTCTTGAAAGCAGAGGCTAACCCTTACATGATGCAAGACAGACCTATCGTAGCTTTCCCTTGGGACGTAGTACCCTCTATGTTCTGGGGTCGTGGTGTGTGTGAGAAAGGTTACAACAGCCAGAAGGCTTTGGATACTGAGCTACGGGCTAGAATAGACGCCCTAAGTCTCACTATTCATCCTATGTTAGCCATTGATGCCACTAAGTTCCCACGAGGGGCCAAGCCTGAGATAC